GCAGGTTAATTTATGAAGTAATTAAAAATGGTACTTTGACTGATATTTTACATCTAACTTCAACAAATATTTTAATATATAACACTACTCCTTTATCTTGGTATCAACCTAATTCAACAAATTTTGTTGTTCAGATAAATCCTCCAACACCAACTGCTAGTAGAAATATAAACTTACCTGATGCATCTGGAACGGTATTAACAACAGGTAACTCGGATACACCAACAACCACAACATCAAGTAGTGATGCAGACTTTGTTTTAATAGATGATGGTGGCACTATGAAAAAGATTACACCAACTAATTTAGGAATAACTACTGGTGGAGCTTCACTAGATGATGCAACAGCATTAGCAATAGCGTTAGGATAAGATATGGCAAATACATTTAAAACAGTAACCCATACAGCAATGAGTAATTCAGCAGGAACGCCAGAAACCTTATATACAGTTCCTAGCTCAACAACAACAGTGGTTATAGGTTTAACTTTATGTAACATCACAACTTCAAGTGTTTTGATTGATGTTCATTTAGAGAGTGACACGACAAATACTGGTCAAGGACAAAATGCCAATATACACTTAGCTAAAGATGTTCCCATAGCAGTTGGATCTAGTTTAGAATTATTAACTGGTGGTAAGTATGTATTACAGACCACAGATGTACTAAAGATAGATTCAAACACTAATGGAGCAGTAGATGTGTCCTTAAATATAATGGAGATTACATAATGCCATTAAGCACAATATCCTCAAATCAAATTAAAAACAATACTATTGTTGATGCAGATATTAATTCAAGTGCCAACATAAATTTAGCAACTAAAGTAACTGGTACATTACCAGTTGCAAATGGTGGTGCAGCAGAAGTACCTGCATTTATGCTTACAACAACTGGCTCTCATACTGTAACAAACAATACACAGTATGACATACCTTTAACTGTTAAAACATTAGACACACATGATTTATTAGATACATCAGATTATACAGTAAAATTTACAGCAGCCACTGCTGGGACTTACTTTGTGGTTGGTAGAACACGTCTTTTGTATTCGCCTACTAGAATGTATCTTAATTTAAATGTAAATGGTAGTAATATTGTAACTCACGGAGAAACAACAAATGCAAATGCTGGTAGTGGCTCATATCAAAGTGCTGTTGTGAGTTTTATACATACTTTTGCAAATGCTGACCAGTTAAAATTAAGATTATATTTTTTAGCTACAGCAAATCAAAGTTTGTATGGTGGTGACAGCACAAGTTTACATGGTTTTAGGATAAGAACATGAGCTATATTGGAACAACCCCACCACAAACTTTCTCTACTGCTACAAGCCAGTCTTTTAGTGGCAATGGCAGTACAACTGTATTTACTTTAAATAGAGCAGTAAATAGAAATGAAGATTTAGAAGTGTTTGTTGAAAACGTACAACAAAAACCAGCAACAAGTTATACTGCATCTGGAACAACCTTGACTTTTCAAGCAGCACCAGTATCTGGAACAAATAATATTTATGTTATATTTAGAAACTTTGCTATACCAAGTGCAGGTGGTCCAAGTTTAGCTAATAATAATTCTTTTGCTGGAGTAAACAATTTTGCACAACCTATAGTAAACTCTGGCACAATAGCTAGTGACATAACAATAGCTAGTGGTGAGAGGGCAATGATGGCTGGAGATATATCCATTAACTCATCAACTACAGTTACAGTAAATGGAGTGTTAACAATAGTATGAGTCAGTTATTCGTAGATTCAATAGAGCCAAAGACTAGTGGTGAAGTAGTATCAATTAACAGAGGTAAAGGTCAGGTATTAGAAGTTTTATCTAGTATATGTGATGGAAGCACAGTCGAAGTTTTAAGTGGAACATATACATTTGAAAATGTTACAACACACATGGTATCTACAAGTTCATATGTGGACATTACAGGTTCTAAAATAAGTTATACTCCACCCTCTGGAACTAAAAGAGTTAGATATAATTTTCATTGTCAAAATGCAGCATCAGGTGGTTCTGGTGGTCATGTTTTATTACACCATAAATTTTTTATTGATGGTGTAGAAGTAACAAGAGCAAGAAAAACAACGGGTGGTTATGACTATCACTATGGACAAGATGAAATACATGAATGGGTTATAGACTGCAATGCTGCTAGTAATGATGCAGATAAAGGTCAATTTACAAGTTGGACTACTGCTAAAGAATTAAAATGGCAATTTAGAGAGTATAGTTCTTCTTATAGAGCAAGACTACATGATACTTATTATTGGGATGGTGCTACTGCAAGTCACTTATCAATTCCAAAATTAACAATTACGGCAATAGGGTAAGTTATGAGTGGAATTATAAAAGCAACAAACTTAGAAGTTACCACTATTAAAGATAAAACGAATAGTAATACTGCTATGACTATTGATACGAGTGGTAATGTTTCTATAAAGGTCGCTGGAGCGCACGCCTTAGTTGACTTTGGTGGTAATGCTTATGTGTCAAAAACCAGTGGAATTTTGCAATTTGACACTATTGTTGAAAATATAGGTAATCATTATAGCACCAGCACTTATAAATTTACCTGTCCAGTTGACGGATTGTATCAAACAACAATTGGTGCAATCTCTCAAAATGATACTGATAAATATGGAATGGATTTATATAAATCAGACAATAGAGTAAGAAGAAATTACACAGTGTACCGAACCTTTCAGGCTACAAATATTCTAATGTGTTCTGCCAGTGATACTCTTGCTTGGTATTTGTCTGGTAATAGTATAGCTCTTTATGAAGGAACAGGTATTGAACGATACACATACGCATCTTATTCATTGATATATGCGACATAGGATAAAGATATGACAAGTAAATTAAAAGTAGAACAGATAGCACATACCAACAATGTTTCTGCTATGACTATAGATAGCGGTGGCAGAGTTAACTTGCCACAATTAATTGCTTTTACTGCATATGCTAATAGTAATTCAAGTGTTAATGTTTCTGTTGGTAGTAAACTCCCATATGATGTTGCCATTATTAATAAAGGTAATGGTTACAATACTTCAACTTATGTCTTCACTGCACCAGTAGCAGGAGTATATTGGTTTTCTTATTCTGCTTGGTGTAATCAAACAAGCACAGGAAGAACTGGGTTTTATAAAAACGACACTGCTTACGGAAGAAGCGATTACCCAATAGGAACAAGACACCATGCAAGTGGTTATCAAAATGATAGTGCTAGTTCTGCTATAGAATTAGCTGCAAATGATACAGTAGATATTCGTGCTTATAGTAGTTCAGTAGATGTATTTGGAACAAACTATTTTAGTGGATATTTAATAGGATAAATCATGGCTATAAGTAAAATAAAAAATGAATCAATAGATAGAACTGATTTAACTGGAAGTATTTTACAAGTTGTACATGACGATGAATTGTCAGCAAATATTACAACAAGTGGAACAACTTATATTGATACAGGTATGTCTGTTAGTATAACGCCTTCTTCAACTTCTAGTAAAATATTAATATTATGTTCACATACTACTCTTAATGATACAGATAGTGGTGGTATAGAATTAAGAGTACTTAGGGATTCTACAGATATTTGGACTGGTAGAGGAGATTCAGATGGAATTGTTCATTGGACAACACAAGAATATGGTATACAACAAGGTGCTATTAATACGATAGACTCTCCAAGTTCTACAAGTGCAATTACTTATAAATTACAATACAGAAAATTTAATGCAGGTACAGCCTATCTTTATCAAGGAGCAACATTTATGGCAATGGAGATTGCAGGATGAGTTATATAGGTAACGATCCAAATCAAGGATCATTTTTTATACAAAAGTTTACAGGTGATTCAACCACTACATCTTTTGGTTTAAATCAAAATGTGACAGATGGATCACAATTATTAGTAACTATAGGTAACGTAGTCCAAGAGGAAGGCTCTGGCTTTGCATATACTGCATCTGGTAATACTTTAGTGTTCTCAGAAGCTCCAGCAAACGGAGATAAAATTATTGTAAGGTTTTTAGGTGTATCACTTGCCACGCCAACAAGTTACACCAATGCAGTAAGATTTAGATATATTGCAACAAGTAATCAAACTGTATTTACAGGTGAAGATTCAAATGGTGCAACGCTAGACTACACAATTAATAATATTGATGTATACTTAAATGGTGTAAGATTAGATCAATCTGACTTTACACAAACAAATACAAGCACTATAACTTTAGCATCTGGTGCAGCAACAAGTGATGAATTAGTTATAGTTGTATTTAAGGTTATACAGATAGCAAGTGCAGGTGGTGGTATGTATAAAGGTGATAGTGGAACAATAAATAGTGCTGGAGCAGCAGATATATTTAGAGTGCATCAAACACAACTTGATACAAATACTACAATAGAATCAACAGAAAACGCTATTGCGGCAGGTCCATTGACTATAGCTGCAAACAAAACATTAACGATACAAGGTAATTTGAGTATAGTATGAGCCAGATAAATGTAGATACAATAGCTAATGTTAGTGGAACAACTTATAACTTTGTTAAACAAATGCAGTCTGTAAATTTTACTGGAACTCAAGATACAACTGGTGCAACATTTGTAGATATTACAAATTTAACTCTTACAATGACACCTTCGTCAGCGAATTCAAAATTTTATGTATTTTGTGCCATAGCTGTAAGTGCCAGTCAGAACTTTGCTTTTCTAAGGGTTGTAAGAAATGGATCGCAAGTAATTACACCAGATACAGTTGGAAATAGAGCGTCTAGTCATTTTGCTTTTCAATCTTATGATTCTAATAGCAGTGGTTGGCAAATGTTTTATCTTCCATGCCAGTTTTTAGATTCTCCAAACACTACATCAAATGTAACATATAAAGTTCAATTTAGATCAAGAGCTGATACAGGAACAGCATATATAAATAGAACACCAAGAAACTCGAATGATTCAAATGGTTGGGATGTAAATGGTGTATCAACATTAACAGTTATGGAGATAGCTGGATGAGTACATTAAAAGTAAATAATATAGATACTCAAACTGGCTCAAACATAGTGGTTGCAAGTGACAAGGTATTATCTGCTGCTGGTCATATTATACAAGTGGTAAGAAATATACCAACAACAACAAGTTCTGTTACTTTAGCGTCTTCAACAATGGCTGAATTAAGCACTAGCTATAGGACTACAATAACACCAAAATTTGCAAGTAGTTTGTTAAGATTAAACTTTAACGGATTAATTTCTGGTCAAAATACAAGTGCTATAATGACATTTAAATTTTTTGATGTAACAAATAGTTCCAATGTTGGATTTTCTACTTTAGGAACAGGTAGCAGTAGAACTTTTGGGAACGCTTCTTTTAGAAATAAAGACCATGACGCTAATGATAGAGTTCATTTAAATATGACAACATATCAAAGTGCTAGTAATACTACTGCAAGAACTTATGGTATTTATGCACAAATAGAAGGATCAAATACTATTTATGCAAACATGACTACAACAGATAATGCTGGTTGTTCATATGTAGCTCCAGTATTTACAATAGAAGAGATAGCACAATGACTTCTGAATTAAGAGTATCAACTATTGCAGCAGTGGGTGGAACAGGTGCAATGACACTTAATAGCAATGGCACAGTGACTCCATCACAAATGGTGCATGCTACGTTTAGGACGGCTGACCATGTAACATATAATGCTAATCAAGATCCTATAACAAATTGGGAAGTTATGCCTTCACCACACACAACATTAGGTGCAACAATGTCACACAGTAGTGGTATATTTACATTTCCTCATACTGGTAAATTTTTAATTCAAGCTCAGTTTCAATGTCAAGCTAGTGGTGGAAACAGAACTTATGCTGGAGGGTCAATACAATATTCATCAGATAGTGGTGGTAGCTATAGTAAACTTACAAGAAGTTTAAATGGAATATGGACAGATGGTGGTTGGTCAACTTCTTTTTGTCAGGTACTCATTGAAATAACAAATGTATCTACACAAAGAATTAGATTTAATAGTTATGTTCAAGGTAATACAAGTCTATATACTGGTGATAATGGTACACAATGTACATTTCAACAAGTAGGATAAAGGAGTAAAACATGGCATCAATATCAGAGGCACTTAGTGCATTAAATATAACAGAATGGACAATGACTGGTGAGCCTACAACAGAAGAAGAGTTTAACGCTCAATTCAAAAAGGTCACTGGTGTCGATTCTAACGGAACTGGAATATTAAGTTCAGATCCAAAAGACTTTGGCACAACGTGGGCAAAAGTATCTAAAAAACAAAAAGAGTTAACAGATGCAGAGCCAATGGCAGAACTTAGAAGACAAAGAAATTCTTTGATAGCAGAGACTGATTTTTATGCTTTATCAGATGTGACAATGTCTGATGACATGAAAACATATAGACAAGCATTAAGAGATATAACTAAAGACGCAAAGCCTACATTAAAAGATGGGGTATTAGGTAATGTTACTTTTCCAACTAAGCCGAGCTAAAAATGTCTAAAGCAAGAGAAGTTGCAAAGATGGGTGAAGTCCTAACCAATAATCAGATTGGTGGGCGAAGGAATATTATCATTAATGGTGCAATGATGGTTGCACAAAGAAGCACAAGCACTCAGTTTTCTAATTCTAGTGGGTTTGTTTGTGATAGGTATGAGTGTTCAGTTTCAACAAATGCAGCAGTAACTTTTTCACAAAGCACAGATGTTCCAAGTGGTCAAGGCTTTATAAATAGCACCAAGATAAATGTAGATACAGCAGATTCAAGTATAGGAGCATCAGAACATTCTTTATTTCAACAAAAAGTTGAGGGATTAAACTCAAGTCAACTTATGTGGGGAACATCTAATGCAGAAAATATAAGTGTTAGCTTTTGGATTAAATCAAGTTTAACTGGTACATTTACTTATTATGCTTTAGATCAAGGTGCAAACTCTCAAAGTTATGTTCAAACTTTTACAATAGATAGTGCTAATACTTGGGAAAAGAAAACCTTTATTATAGAAGGTCCAACAACTGGTGGTACAACTGATTTTCCAATAACTAATGCGAGAAGTTTTTTTACTGGTATCTGTTTAGGTGTAGGTACAACACACCAAACATCAACTACTGGTAGTTGGCACTCTACTGCAAACTTTGCAGCATCAACATCTTCTGCTGTAAAATTAATAGGAACTGCAAATGCTAATATGTATGTTACTGGGTGGCAGATTGAATTGGGAAATCAAGTAACTCCATTTGAGCATAGGTCATTTGGAGAAGAACTAGCTTTGTGTCAGAGATATCTTAATATTTTTGGTAAATCAGAAACTGGAAACAATTATGAAAACTTTGGAACAGTTGTTGCTTTTGGAACTGGTAATGGAGATCGAAGAATGCAAATGACAATGCCTACAACCATGAGAGCAATACCAACAGTAACACACTCTGGAGCTTTTGCCTGTCTTGGTCAAGTTGTTTTTGGTTCATCTATCTCTATTGGATTGGCAGATGGAGGTAGTAAAACAATCATAGGATTAAATCTTACTGGCACTCAAGGAGATACTGTCGGAGATGTTTCGCCATTTAGGTCAAACAATGATGCAGATGCATTTATAAGTTTTGATGCAGAATTATAGAGGTAAATATGGTAATTGAGAATGCACAATATGTTTTAACACATGGAACAACAGAAAATTCATCAATCAATTGTACAATAGATGGAGTTGCAATGTCTGTTCCTATGGATACTGATAACAGACACTACGCAGAAATACTAAAACAAGTTGCAGAGGGAACACTAACCATCAAGGATGCTGAGTAATGTTAGCTTTCTCTGCATTTGCTGAGTCTCCCTTTTCTTCGTTAGGGGGAACTGTTAGATTTGGTAGCACAACACAAGAAGCTATCTTTTCTAAAGTATCGGCAGGTGTAGGAACATTTACTGGAGAAGCTGATTTATCTGCTAATTTTGTCGTAAGTTCATTAGCTTTTGTCTTGCAGTCAAATGGTGCAACCTTTGAGTTTGCATTTACACAATCGGCAGAT